AGAATAGAGGAGTTGACAGGTAAAATTGATAAAACTGAAAAACAGTTAGTTGTTCCAGTGCAAAATGACGAAAATAAAATAGAAATGTTCTAAAATATAGTAAGATTCTCTTTTATATGGTAAAATATAACAAAAGATTTATGGGAGGAAGAATATATGAGTGAAACTAAGGTATGCAAATTTTGTCAAAGCGAAATTCCTAAGAAAGCGAAGGTTTGTCCGAATTGTAAAAGAACATTAAAAAAAGGACACGGATGTTTATTTTCAATTTTAGTATTTATAATTTTAATATGTATAGGAATTGCAGCAGCATTAAACACAAATGATTCAATACAAAAAGATATTTCAGGTGTATCTGATAAGTCTGAGTATATAACAATGGATGAATACAATCAGATAGAGACAGGGATGAGCTATGATGAAGTAGTTGATATTATTGGCTCAAAGGGAGAGTTATCAACTAAGTCAGAATCAAATGGATATACTATAGAAATATATACATGGTATGGAAATGGAACAGCTGGAAGTAATGCAAATGTAACATTTGAAAATGGAAAAGCCACAGCAAAAGCACAGGTAGGCTTACAGTAAAAATTAAAAACTTAATAACGTTAATCAGAGAGCTTAGAAATAGGCTCTCTTTTTATATGCCTTTTTTCGTAGGCATTAAAGAACGAAAATACCTTGCCGAAGGTATATCGGTAGAATCCAATCACCAGTAGAACTGGAATAAAACATCTATGGAGGTAATAGAAAATGGAATGGTTAAAGGAATTGCTTGAAAAAGCAAAAATTACAGATGGAAAACTTAATGTTGATGAAGTAATGGAGGCTGCAAAGAAAGAGTTTCCAAAACACGCTGTACCAAAGAACGTATTTAATGATAAATGCGAGGAACTGAAGACAGCAAATGAGACAATCACAACATTAAAGAAGGAAAATGGAGACAATGAAGAACTCCAGAATAAGATTAAAGATTATGAAAAAGAAATCGGAAATCTTAAGACTGCAGCAGTAAATACTTCAAAGCAGTATGCATTGAAGGAGCAGCTTGCAAAGTCAGGAGTATTGGATCCGGATTATCTTATCTACAAGGCAGGTGGAATTGATAAGTTTACATTTGACAAGGACAACAATCCTGTTGGTGTTGATGAATCAATCAAGGCTTACAGAGAAGATAAGACTATGGCACATCTGTTTAAACAGAAAGCAGGATATGAACCTAATAAGGGTGGAAATCCTACAAAGAATCCTTTTGCCAAGGAAACATTCAACTTAACTGAGCAGGGAAAAATGCTCAAGGAAAATCCAGCACAGGCTAAGGAATTGGCAGCTGCAGCCGGGGTAACAATTTAAACAAAAAATGAAAGGAAGGTATAAAATATGCCAGGAACAACTTTACAGGACGTAATTGTACCGGAGTTATTTACTCCGTACGTATTAAACAGAACAATGGAATTATCAGCATTATTTAACAGTGGAATTGTTACAAACAATGCTGAATTTGATGCTTTGGCTTCTCAGGCATCACCATTAGTAACAATGCCATTCTTCGAAGATTTAACAGGAGAATCAGAGCAGGTAATTGAAGGAGCAGATTTAACAGACAATAAGATTACATCAAACAAGGATGTGGCAGCTGTTATCAGAAGAGCAAAAATGTGGAGTGCGACAGATTTATCAGCAGCACTTGCAGGAGCAGACCCAATGAAGGCAATTGGTGATTTGGTTGCACAGTTTTGGGCAAGAGACATGCAGAAGGAGCTTGTGGCAATTCTTAATGGTGTATTTGGAACAATTCCGGAAGTTAAGGAACCACAGAAAGCAGCAGAAACAAGACTTGCATCTAATCTTTTAGATATTACAGGAAATTCAGGAGCAGCAGCTAATTGGAGTGGTTCAGCATTTATTGATGCAGAACAGAAATTAGGAGACGCAAAGGCACAGCTTACAGGTATTTGTATGCATTCAGCTACAGAAGCATATCTTAAGAAACAGAATCTTATTGAAACTGTACAGCCATCAAACGATGTAGCATTTGGTACATATCAGGGTAAGAGAGTAATCATTGATGATGGATGTCCTTATGATTCAAAAACTAAGGCTTATACAACATATCTTTTTGGTAATGGTGCAGTTGCTTTAGGTAATGGAAATCCTGTTGGATTTGTACCAACTGAAACAGACAGAGCAAAGAGAAAAGGTTCTGGTGTTGATTATCTCATTAATAGAAGAACATCAATTCTTCATCCAAGAGGAGTTGCTTTCACAAATGCAAATGTAGCAAAGACAGAAGGACCTTCAAGAGTAGAACTTGCTGATCCAACTAATTGGAATCCTGTTTACGAAGCTAAACAGATTAGAATTGTTGCATTTAAGCATAAGTTAGGCTAAGGAGGATGTTATGGCGGTTAAAACAGTACAGGCCGTAATTAACGGTCAGACACATACTCTCACTTATAATGCGACTACAAAAAAATATGAAGCAACAGTAACTGCACCATCAACATCATCCTATAATCAGAATGGGCATTACTATAATGTTCAGATTAAGGCAACAGATGAAGCAGGTAATAGCGTGTCTAAGGATGCAACAGACACAACTCTTGGCTCAAGCTTGAAGTTAAGAGTTAAGGAAAAGGTTGCACCGGTTATTTCAATAACTGCTCCTTCATCATCTGCTAAGTTAACTAATAATAAGCCGGTTATCAAATGGACTGTTACAGATTCAGATTCAGGAGTTGACCCATCAACAATTAAGCTGATTATTGATAGTCAGACAATTACAACAGGTATTACAAAGACTGCATCAGGAAAGAATTATACATGCAGTTATACTCCTACTACTGCTTTATCAGATGGTTCACACACTATTAAGATATCCGCAAGTGACTATGATGGAAACGCAGCGGCTCAGAAGAGCATAACATTTACTGTTGATACTGTTCCACCTGAATTATCAGTTACAGCACCAATTGATAATTTGGTCACAAATCAGGCTTCTATTGAGGTTAAGGGAACTACAAATGATGTAACAAGTTCACCTGTAACTCTTACAATTAAGCTTAATAATGGAACGGCACAGACGGTTGAAGTAGGTAGTGATGGAAGCTTCTCTAAGACGCTTACATTAGTGTCCGGAGAAAATACTATTGTCATTACTGCAACTGATGGAGCAGGAAAGACTTCTACAGTTACAAAGCAGGTAGAACTTGACCAGACGGCACCGGTTATCCAGTCAGTTACTATTACACCAAATCCGGTAAATGCCGGAGCAACATATACAATTTCCGTGGAGGTTACAGACTAAATGGTAGTAAGGCTTATTGGTAAAGTTGAAAGTCAGGATGTCATTTTTACGAGAAGTAAAGGTGACATCTGGACTGCTGAAATACCTGCACAAAAGAGTGGAAGGTATGTAATGGAACTTACTGCTTTTGATGAAGCAGGGAATATTGCATATTGTACGGATGTAATATTTACATATGATGTTACGGCAATGAAATTTACCATTGAGCCATTACCATACCAATGCACGATAATTGATAATTATTATGAAATTGATTTTGCAAAACAAGACGGATTTGAAATAGAAACAGTAAGGAGAGGTGATGCGTGTGGCTACTAACTTTATTTTAGGAGAAGATAAATATTTAAAATTTCTTGTAAAGTCATTGAAAGGGGAAGATTTTGAAATATCAAAAGCAACCTATAAACTTTACAAAGATAAAGAGATTGAAGCAGAAGGTAATTGTAGTATTAATGAACATTATATTACTGTAAAGTTAAATCCTCTGTATAAATCTATGAGATACTGCCTTGAAATAACTTATTGTATAGCAGATGAAATCCTTAAAAAGAGAGTTCAAATTGAGGTGATATGATGAATAAAGACATCATTATAGATGCAAAATTAAGTAAACAGACTGTTAATTGTGGAGAAACATTTGTTATTTCTGTTGCAATTCTTACACAGGATTATCTGTCACTCTATAAACACTCTGAGTTAAATAAATACACGCATTCACAGTTAAGGGAAGGAGATGGAATGGTTGGAAGATAAAGTCATAGAGATTTTAAAAAGTATTGGATATGAATACTCGGAGAATGATTATGTATTGCTGACATTCTGTATGGATAAAGTTGTTTCAGAACTTAATTCGAGATGTCATACAAAGGAATTGCCAAAAGGCCTTGAAGAATCGGCTATTGACAGAGTATGCGGTGAATTTCTATATGCTTTAAAATCTGCAGGCAAACTTGAAGAATTTGACTTAGAACAGGGCGTAAGTTCTGTTAAGGTAGGCGATACGTCAGTTAATTTCAGTGGTACATCTCCGGATGCAGCATTTAACAATTTAATTGGAACATTAAGAAACAGTGGAGAGGAGTTGATTAAATGCTTTCGAAAAATACAGTTTTAATGACACGAAAGGCAATAGAATCATCTTATGATTCCGCGGCAGATATATTTGAAAAAACTAAGGTGATTAATTCCTCCATAACAAAGTTTAAGGAAACTAAAGTTCATTCAGATATTAAGTGCAGACTGTCTTATAACAGTATAGGAGCAACCGCAAATGGTGAGGCAAATGCAACAGTTACACAGATTATTAAGCTTTTTATGGCACCTGAAGTAGAAGTTAAACCAGGTTCTGTAATACATGTTAACAGCATGGGAATAACTAAAGCATATAAGTGTAGTGGAAAGCCGGCTGTGTACCCTACGCATCAGGAAATTGTACTTGATATACTGGAGAATAAAGCATGAGAGATTCAAAGATAGATTACAGACAGTTAGAACAGTTAAAAGCAAATTTGGAAGCCATTTCTAAAGAATCAGATGCATTCTTTGAAGCGGCAGCTAAAGAACTTGCTGCAAGATTATTGTCTAAAGTCATAAGACGTACGCCTGTTGGACAATATCCTAAAGGTTCAGGAAAAGTTGGTGGAACTCTTAGGAGAGGATGGACATCAGGAAAGAGCCAGAGTGCAGCAGCATTTGCAAATTCTCTTCCGGTGCATCATTATGGAGATACTTATGTTATTGAGGTGATTAATCCTGTGGAATATGCATCTTATGTAGAATTTGGGCATAGGACAGCAGGTGGAAACGGATGGGTTGAAGGCAGACATATGCTTACAATATCAGAGGAAGAGATTAAAAGAGATGCGACAGGTATTCTTGAAGCAAAATTAAAGAAATGGTTGTCAGGAGCAGAGGGTAAATGATAGATAAGATAATAAACGGCATAGTTAATCAGATTAGGCAGAAATATGATGAGAGTAAATATGAGATATATACGGAATCAGTAGAACAGGGTTTAAAAGAACCTTGTTTTTCTATTTTATGCCTGTCTCCACACATAGAGCATATAGTTGGAACCAGATATAAAAGAACATTACCGTTTATCATACGATATTGGTCTGATAGTGAAGAAACATATGCAGATGAATTGAATGTATCTGAAAACCTGGAATATTTGCTTAAAGGCATAACAGTTGATGGATTTGTAATGCACGGGAAAAATATTTTAGGTCAAATCGTAGATGGAGTATTACAGTTTCAAGTGACATATGAGTTCTTTGTCGTGGATAAGCCGGATGATGAAGAAAAAATTGAAAACTGTGACATAAACACAAATGCAAGGAGGTAAAAATGGCAGATACTAAGAGTAAAGATGTGCCGGTAGTGAAGCACAGTAAGGACCAGTTAATTAAATCAAATAAGTACAGACAGTACGTTGATTTTCTCAATGCTGTATTAGATGATTCAGAAAGTTATACACAGCAGGAGGTTGATGAAAAAATTGAAGATTATTATGGAAGGAGACAGTAAAAATGGCATTAGGTGGTGGAAATTTTTTAACACAGAACAAAGTAATTCCGGGAACTTATATTAATTTTATTTCTACCCGTTCAGGTATTGTGGTTAATGCAGAACGTGGAGTTGTAGGAATGGGTCTTGAATTGAACTGGGGACCTGATGGCAAAATTTTTGCTATTACAGCAGAGGAATTTGCAAAGAATTCATTAGAAATTCTTGGATATTCATATGGTTCAGATGAATTAAAAGGTTTCAGGGATGTATTTAAAAATGCAACAAAACTTTATGCTTATCGTCTAAATGGTGGCGGAGCAAAAGCATCAAATACATATGCAGAGGCATTATATTCCGGGTTAAGAGGAAACGATATAAAAATTGTCATAAAAGCAAATGTTGATGATGCATCACGTTTTGATGTGTCTACATATTTAAACACATCATTGGTTGATGTTCAGACAGTTAAGACTGCAAAGGAATTAGTTGCAAATAAATTTGTTAAATTTAAAGAAGGTGCAAACTTAGCAGTTACGGCAGGTTCAAATTTAACAGGTGGAACAAATGGAACGGCAAGAAATGAGAGTCATCAGACATTCCTTAATAAAATGGAATCATATCCGGATGTAAATGTAATTGCCTACATAGACCATGCAATTGGTTCTCAGGTAAACGGTGAAGTGACAAAAGGCTTATATCTTTCTTATGCAAAGCGTATGAGGGATGAAGTTGGAAACAAACTGCAGGTTGTTATGTATAACTATAAAGGTGATTCAGAAGCGTGCATTAATGTAAAGAACAGTTCTGATTTAGTTTACTGGGTAGCCGGACTTGAAGCAGCAGCGGGAATAAATAAATCGGTTACAAATGTTTTATATGATGGCGAATTTGATGTTCCGATAGAGTATACACAGCTTGAACTTGAAGATGCAATTAAAAATGGAGAATTTGCATTGCATAAGGTTGGTGAAAATGTAAGAGTATTAGTTGATATTAATTCTCTTGTTACCCTCACAGAGCAGAAAGGTGATGTATTTAAGGATAACCAGACAATCCGTGTTATTGATTATATTGCTGATAATATTTCATCAATATTTAATGAAAAATACGTTGGTAAAGTTCCAAATGATGATGCAGGAAGAATTTCACTTAAAAATGATATAAGAGTAATTTTTAAATATCTTGAATCTGTAAGAGCCATAGAAGAATTTGGAGACGATGATATTTCAGTAGCAAAGGGTGAAGAAAGAAAATCAGTTGTTATTTCTACAAATGTAACAGTCATAGGTGCAATGGAAAAATTGTATATGACAACAATTATCAATTAACAACAGAAAGGAAAGGTAAGATAAATGAACTTTATGAATCAGAACGATGCACCTTCAAGTAAATTAGCTACATTATACTGTACAGTTGGTGGTAGAAGATATGCAATGCTTAATGCAAAGGACTTTGAAGCAAAAGCAAATGTCAGTCTTGCAGATGTACCTATTCTTGGTAAAACAATAAAAGGTAAAAAGCCAAATGGTTTGGAAATCAAACTTAAAATGACGGTATACAAGTGTAGTGAAATGTTTGATAAACTTGTAAAGGAGTATAAAGATACAGGTATGCTTCCGACCTTTACAGCAGAAGTAAAATCAGAAGACCCGGCAACATCAATGGGAGCAAGTGCAAAAACATATAATGACTGTGTTATTGATGGAGATGTTCTTCTTTCATCATTTGATGCAGATGGTGATTTTATTGAGCAGGAAATTGAATGTTACGCAATGGATTATACAACGGATGCGGAATATAAAGAACCAAGTTATATGTAATTATTAGTGGATAAGGAGCTTAAAAACTTCTTATCCATTTTATTTTAGGAGGAAAGAGCAATGGCAAGTAATTTAAGTGCATTTTTAAAGAAGAATAAGAAATATAAGGATAATGTAAAGTATAGGGCAACAAAGTCTTTATGCGATGAAAACGGAGAAGCATTAGAGTGGGAAATTAAGGCTTTGACAACAGATGAATATGAAAAAATAAGAGAAGCATGTACAAGAGAGGTTCAGGTGACAGGAAAGCCGGGAATATACAGACAGAAATTTGATTCATCAGGATTTTTGTCAAAATTAATTTGTGCGTCTGTAGTTGAACCGGATTTACATAGTATAGAGCTTTTAGATTCATATGGTGTAATGAGCCCTGAAGATTTAATTAAGCAGATGGTTGATAATCCCGGAGAGTATAACGAATTTGCTGAATTTGTTCAGAATTTCAATGGATTCGATGAAACCCTTCAGGATAAGGTAGATGAAGCAAAAAACTAATAGATGGAGGTGATCCTGATTCTATTTATGCACATTACTGTTTGCATAAGTTCCATTGGACACCTTCATTTTTTATGAGTTTAGATAGACAGGAAAGAGCTTTCGTTATTGCTTCCATCAATGCAAGAACAGAAAAGGAAGAGGAAGAAAGCGAAAAAATAAACAGAAAAGGCAGGTAAAGAGATGGCATCGATTATGACGGCATTCCAGTTAACAGATAGAATGACAGCACCGCTTATGAATATAACAAATGCTGTCTCAACTGTTATTACGGAATTTGAAAGAGCTCAGGCAGTATCGGGAAATGCATTTGATTCTTCAAGTATTGCAAAAGCAAAGGCACAGCTTGGATTAGCAGATTCAGAATTAAAGAAGATAGCAAGTGATACGAGGCAGGCAATAGGAGAACAGGAAAAATATAATTCCAAAGTAAGGGAAGGAAAAGGTGCAGCAGGTGGTTTGTTATCTACTGTAAAAGGCTTAGTTGCTTCTCTTGGTGGAATATATATAGTAAGGCAGGGTACACAGCTTCTTGGTGATTGCGCTGAAAAAGCATCTCAGCTACATCAGGCAGAAACAAAGCTTAAGGAAGTAATGGGAGCCATGCAGGGAGCGGGTTCTGCACAGGTTAATACAATGAAGAATCTTACGTCAGAAATAAGCGGTTATGGTGTTGTTGGCAAGACGGCTTTAATTAATGGAGCACAACAGGCGTCCACTTACTTTCATCAGACAGATGCTGTTAAAACTTTATTACCTAAGATGGCTGACTTGGCAGTTCAAATGCACGGAGTTAATGTTACGAGTGAAGACATGGTAAACATCGGTAATATGACAGGTAAAGTTATGACAGGTCAGGTTGGAGCGTTAAGGCGTGCAGGTATTTCATTTACTGAGTATCAGGAAAAGGTAATGAAAAACGGAACTGAGATGGAAAAGGCTAATATGCTTGCTCAGGTAATCGAACAGAATGTAGGAAAGATGAATGAGGCAATGGCAAACACTCCTGAAGGTGTAATGGCCAGAAATCAAAATGATTTTAATGCTGTTAAAACTACAATTGGAGAACAGGTACAACCGGCAATAGTTAGTATGTTTAATGCAATTCATAATAATCTGCCGACAATACAGCTGATAGCGACAGGCTTTGCAAATGCATCTGTATTGGTTATGGGAGCGATAACAGGAATTATTAATACAGGAACGCAAATGATTAATTTCTTTAAATCTAATTGGTCTATTATTGAGCCGGTTATAATGGGAATCGTAACAGCCTTAGCTATATATAATGGTATATTATTTTTGCATAATACATATGAAGCAATAAGCAACGGATTAAAACAGATATCAATACTGTTTGCCGTAGCACATGGAACTGTTACAGCAAAGGAAGCCGCTGCAACAACAGGTGCAACAGCTTCACAGATTGCATTCAATGCGGCATTATTATCATGCCCATTGACATGGATTATTATTGCTATAATTGCGGTAATAGCAGCTATTTATCTGATAGTAGCAGCAATTAATAAAGTTCAGAACAAAACCATTTCCGCTACGGGAAAGATTCTGGGATGTCTATTTGCTTTCGGAGCAGCGTTAATTAATACGGTTATAGGATGGATTAATGCTATATTGCAGTACTGTTGGACATTTGTTACGCCATTTATCAGCATAGTTGAATGGGTATTAAATGTTGCTAATGGTGGATTTGATTCATTTGGTGGAGCCGTTGCCAATTTGATAGGTCAGATAATATCCTGGTTCTTAAGTCTTGGCAAAGTTGTAACGAAAATAATTGATGCGATATTTGGAACAGACTGGACTAGTGGATTAACTTCTTTGCAAGATACAGTTACTTCTTGGGGAAAAAATGATAATGCAATTACATTAAACAAAGAAGCACCTTCAATTGACTATAGAATTAAGTATAGTGATGCTTATGGTAAAGGTTACAACATTGGTAAAGGTGTTGAGGACAAAGTAAAAGATAAGGTTGGAGGATTGTTTAAAAAAGGAAAAATGGGCGATTCTTCAAAACATAGATATGGAAATGAAGATGCAATAGCTAATAATACAGCCGATACTGCAGCAAATACTGCTAAATCAGCCGATTCATTAGATATTACAAGCCAGCAGTTAAAGTACATTAAAGATTATGCCGAACAGAAGGCAATTAACAGATTTACTACAGCTGAAATTAAAGTTGATATGCGAAACACAATTAACGGAACATCAGACACAGACATGGAAGGTATTGTTTCTCATTTGAGAACAAGACTTGAAGAGGAAATGGCAGCAACAGCGGAAGGAGTGTATAGTTAATGTATAGAATTATAATTGATGGTCAATATGTTCCGATTCCACCGGAAAAAATAACAATCAAGGTTGATGGTGATAATAAGACCATGACCTTGATTAATCTGGGGGAAATAAACGTAATCAGGAAGAAAAAACTGACGGATATATCATTTGAACTTCTTTTGCCAAATCAACGATATCCTTTTGCATATTATCCGCAAGGTTATATGACAGCAGACAGTTATATAAAGAAATATAGAAAACTGCAAAGGAATAAAAGCCCGTTTAAATTGGAAATATACAGATATGCACCAAATGGCGTTAATATGTTTAATACCATTTTAAATGTGACTTTGGAAAAACTGACAATAACTGATTCGGTAAGTGATGGATTTGACAATAAAGTAAGTCTTGAATTTAAGGAATACAGGAAATATGGGGCAACAACAATAAGAAAAAAGTCTGCCACATATACAGTTAAATCAAATAAGGAAACGTTGACTTTGATAGCAAAAAAATGGCTTAAGGACAGTTCCAAGGCACAGGACATTTACAAGAAAAATAAGAAGGTAATAGAAAAGGCGGCAAAGGATCATAAGAGAAAAAGCAGTTCCAAAGGAAAATATCTGTATAAGGGAACAGTTTTGAAAAAACCATAAGGAGATGACCATATGAGTGACATTATTGATATTGCATCTAAAGAGGTTGGATATAAGGCTTCAAGTGGAAACAAGACAAAATATAGTGCATGGTATGGAATGAATGGAGCCGCATGGTGTCATATGTTTGCTTCATGGTGTGCAAATCAGGCAGATGTATCTACCAGTGTTGTTCCAAAAACAGCATCGACAACTACAGGAATGCAATGGTTTAGAGATAAAGGAAGATTTAAGACAAAAGGGAGTTATACTCCTAAAAGAAATGATTTTGTTTATTTTAAATCTGATGGCGCATCTCACGTTGGAATAGTTGAATATGTGTCAGGTAGTACATTACATACCATAGAAGGAAATACCTCAGATGCAGTTAAAAAACGTACATATCCGTTGTCTTATCATACGATAACAGGATATGGTGTAGTAAGCGATTATATCACATCTTCAGGTGACAATTCTAAAGGTAAAAATGCAAAGAATAACAAAGGAAAGGAAGAGCTGAACTACTTAAAGAAGATTTTAGATAAAAATACAGACAAAAAGAAAAAATCTAAACGTAAAGTTAAGTATAAGATTTCAAAAATAAGACCTGGAATAAATCTTTCGGTAAAAGTCATAGTAGCTCATGGAACTGCGAAATACAAATATCAGGTTCAGGAGGGAATGAAATTTTCAGATGAAAGAAAAGGCGCACCGGGCAAATTAACATTTACTACATTTGCAGATAATAAGAGAAAAATAACTAATGGAGATGCTGTTGCGGTAATTGTTAACAAAAGAAAATTCTTTTATGGGTTTATCTTTTCGTTTTCGCCTAAGACGGATGGAACATTGGAAGTTACTGCATATGATCAACTCAGATATTTCAAGAATAAGGATACATATATATCTGTTAATAAGACATCAACTGCACTTTTGAAGAAAATTGCTAAAGATTTTAAATTGAAATGTGGAAAATTGGCAGATACTAAATATCCGGTATCAAGAATAGATGATAACGCAACATTGTTTGATATAGTTCAAAACAGTCTTGATGAAACCTTGATTGCCAAAGGAAAAATTTATACTTTATATGATGATTATGGAAAAATAAGACTGAGAGAACCTTGGATTGTTAATGCTCTTATAAGCGGACAAACTGCTGAATCTTATGATTATAAGGAGTCAATAGAGGATCAGGTGTACAATCAGATTAAATTAGCATATGACAATGGAAAGACAGGGACACAGGAAGTGTTTGTTGTAAAAAACAGCAAAGCAATTAATCAATGGGGTGTGTTACAGTATTATGACAAGGTTGATTCTAAAAAAGGTGTAAAGGTTAAGCTGAAATCATTACTGGATATATACTGTAAATCAGGCAAAACATTGAAATTTAATAACTGCTTTGGTGATGCCAGAGTCAGGGCAGGTTGTTTAGTTCCTGTAACAATAAAGATATACGACCAAAAAGTATCGGGATATCTGCTAGTTGATAAAGTAACCCATACATTTAATAATAGTCAGCATTTAATGGATTTAGAGTTATCCGGAGGTGATTTCGATAGCAGTTACTAATTTAACACAGCTAATTAAAAAAATAGCGGAAGATGCAAGGAAGGCAGCAAAGCCATGTAATATTGTAATTGGTACAGTATTAAAGGTAAAACCGCTTAAAATAAAGGTTAATCAAAAGCTCATCTTAACAGGTGAGTTTTTGTATTTAACGGAAACAGTATCAGATAAAAAATTAAGTAAAGACGACAAGGTAGTTATGATTAGGGCAGATGGTGGTCAGAAGTATCTTGTTGTAGATAGGATGGTGTAAATGTTACCTGAAACAGAAGATTTACAGTCAGATGAACTTGTAGAAGAGACAGTATATCCGAATGATACTTATATTTTGGATTTTGAAAACAAAATAATACGAAGAATATCAGATGATGATGAACAGACTTTGCAGCAGGCAATTATGAAAATCCTTTTAACAGAATCAGATGAATATAGCATCTATGATGACTATGGAAGAGAATTTGGTGATTTGTTAGGAGAAAATACTGCGCAGGTTATGGAAACGATTGGAAGCAGAATTGAAGATGCAATACTAAAGGATGACAGATTTAATGCTGTTGAAATTACTGACATAAAGGCAAATAGAGGAAATGTTATTGTGTCAATTACAGTTACTACATCAGATGATGAAGAAATTCAAATGGAAGGAGTTGAGTTGGATGTTTGAAGAAATGACATTTGAAAATCTGCTAACCCAAATGCTTGATAACGTGCAGGGTGATGTGGATAAGAGAGAAGGATCTATTATTTATGATGCCCTGGCACCTGTTGCAATGGAGAATGCACAAATGTATGCAGATATGGACATTTTACTGCAGGAATGTTTTGCAGACAGTGCATCTTACTATTATTTGATTAAACGTGCAGCAGAACGTGGAATATTTGTCAAGGAAGGCATTCCGTCTGTTATAAAGATTAAATGCACTCCGACGGATTTAAGCATTGATATGGGAACAGAATTTAGTATTGGCGACATGAATTATTCTATAACAGATAATCTTGGAAACGGATATTATAGTATGACTTGTACAGAAGCAGGCGAGAATGGAAATAATATTAGTAATGATGATGTTATTCCTATTGAATATGTTGAAGATTTGGAAAGCGTCGAAGCTGTTGAAGTGTTGGTATACGGAACAGAAGATGAAGACGAGGAAGCACTAAGAGAAAGGTACTTTGCTTCATTTAGTGAAGCTGCATTTGGTGGAAATAAGTCAGACTACAGGGAAAAGGCTAAGAGTTTTGGAACTGTTGGAGCATGTAAAGTATATCCGGTATGGAATGGTGGTGGAACTGTTAAGTTAACAATTCTAAACAGTCAGTTTGAAGTCGCATCACAAGAGATTGTCGCAAATATTCAAAATGAATTTGACCCTACTAAAGATGGAACAGGTGTTGGAATTGCACCTATTGGTCATATAGTTACTGTTGATTCTCCAATAACTAAAAATGTAAATATTGAAGCAGAAATTGCATACAAAAGCGGTTATTCGTGGTCTGATATTTCGGAAACGGTTAAGCAAAATGTAGAAGAATATTTCAAAACAGTTATAAAAAATGAATGGGAGAATAAGGAATCCGTAACTATAAGAATAGGTCAGATTGAATCCATAATTTTGGATATGGAGGGAGTAGAAAATGTAACTCAAATTAAATTAAATGGAAAATCAGGCAATTGCATAATTGAAACCTCATACATTCCAAAGGTGGGTGATATTATTGGATAGAAAAATGATTGAATATCTCCCTGAATGGCTGCGGGAATTTCAGGAAATAAAAGAGATAACAAAACAACAGCAAATACAGGTACAGCAGTTATGGACTGTTTTAGAAGATGTCATATGGAAAAATAACTTTATAGAATCTTTAGACGAAAACGGATGCTCAAGATGGGAGAGAATGTTGGGTATTCAAAATAAAGATGCATATACAGTTGAAGAACGCAGATTGAAGATTCTCGGAATGCTTGCAGAACAAAGACCTTTTACAATGAGAATGTTAGAAAGAACATTAGCTGTGTTATGTGGCGAAAATACCGATGAAAACAATCCTAATTATAAAGTTGATTTAGATGCAGGTAATTATAAATTAACTGTAAGGATTGCCATGTCATCAGAAAATGTATTTAGCGATGTAATAAAGCTTTTAGACAGAATTGTTCCGTGTAATTTAGTGGTTGATGTTGAACTTCTATATAACCAGCATAAAGAACTGGCTCAATATACGCATGAACAATTATCAGAATATACACATGAGGAATTAAAAAAGAATTATGCACTTAACAGGAGGTAAAATATGGCTAATGAAACAACAGAAACTATCGGTTTAGAGTTACCGTCAATAACAGATTTTTACGATGTTGGTGTCGTAAATAAAAACAATAAATCAATAGATAAGTTTTTTACGGATTTAAAGAAAGCTGTGGATGCTCATGCTAATTCAAGTCATGTAACTGGAATAAAAGGAGCAAATGAAACAGCATACAGAAATGGAAACGTAAATATTACGGCAGAAAATATAGGGCTGGGAAATGTAGACAATACATCCGATTCTAAAAAGAAAGTTCTTAGTGCGGGAAAACTGACAAGTACACGTTTAATAGATGGCATTGGTTTCGATGGATCAAAAGATGTTTATCGTTATGGAATTTGTTCGACTTCAGGAGCAACTGCAGCAAAGACAGTTAAATTATTGAATGATACTTTTATTGTACTTAATCAAGGCATCACAGTTACTGTTAGATTTTCAAATACAAACACAGCTGAAAAAGTAACTTTAAATGTAAATGGAACAGGAGCTATGCCTGTATATTTTGGTAATGCACAGGCAGGACCTTATACTTTGGTTGCAGGTGAAGAGTATAAATTAACTTATAATTCAGGAAAATATACAGTGGAAGGTGTTACTAGAACAGCAAGTGCTACAACACCGGGATTAATGAGCTCTATAGATAAAGCAAAATTAGATGGAATAAAAATAACAGGAACTGAAGGTGATTTATTTGGAAAAATGTTTTGCTGCGTATCAGCGGTTGTAACTGAAAGCCCGGCAACTATTAATGCTCCGGATGAATATATTCCTATAGCTGCAATTAATGCAGATTGGAATGCTTATCCTGAAATAGCTTTTGATATAATAAGACAGGGTGGCTACAATTTATTGCTTACAAGAAGCCTGAAAACAGGAGCGTCAGATTCGGGACAGTACATCTTCGGTAATGGTGGAAGAAGAAGAGCTAACATTCTTTTTGTTAACAGAAAGTTTATTTCCGGATATGACGTGTAGAAAGGAGGCAGACTACATTGAACCGGAGCAGGACCGAAAGGTCTTTTTTTATTATCAAAAAACATTGAGAAGGAGAAAAAACATGAAACACATTAAAGAAATTATCACAGCAGCAGGAAGCACATTGTCCTCGTTCTTAGGAGTGCTTTACATTCCAACGTTATTAATGGTAATTTGTAACATTATTGATTATGCAACAGGCCTGATGGCTGCAAAGTACAGAGCAGACGGAACAATAAGCTCATATAAGAGTTTTAGAGGAATAGCAAAGAAAGTATCAATGTGGCTGTTGGTAGTAGTCGGTGCAATAATTGACCAGCTTATTCTATATGCATCTCAGACGGCAGGAATCACATTACCATTTACATTCCTGATAAGCTGCATAGTCGCAATTTGGATTACCTGCAACGAACTTATTAGTATTCTGGAGAATATAGTAGATATAGGAGTGGTAATTCCATCGTTTTTACTGCCTTTAGTAAAAAATATTAAAAGTCAGACAGAAGAAAAAATACATTTTGAAAATGAAAATGATGAAGAAAGTGAGGAACAGATATGAAGATGTACAAGAAAATGGCTAAGTCAATCAGCTATTCACCGACCAAAAGAAACAGAAAAGATGTAAAATACATAGTTATTCATTACACGGGAAACAGCAACGATACGGCAAAAAACAATGCTGATTATTATGCTACAGGAAACACAAGACTTGCCGGAGCACATTTCTTCGTAGATAAGTTAGGAAACACAGCCAGAAGTATTCCAATGAACAGAACAGCATGGGCAGTAGGCGGGGCTAAATACGCCGACTGCAAAGCTACAGGCGGTGGAAAGTATTACAGCAAATGTAAAAATTACAATTCAGTCTCAATTGAATTATGTGGATGTACAGAAGCAGAACCTTATACGAAAGAGCAGGCAGCAGCAGTTAAGCGATTAATCAAATACATTCGCAAATACTGTCCTAATGCACATACAGTTATACGTCATTTTGACGTTAACGGAAAACATTGCCCGGCTCCGATGATGAACGAAAAAGTATGGAAGAAATTTAAAAAGGCAATTGGTGAATAA